ACGAGGCGGTCAAGAGCGCGGCCAAGCTCGGCCTCACCACCGAGGCGGTGCAGGAACTCGGCTACGTGGCCGACCTCGCCGGCGTGAGCGCGACCGAGTTCGCCTCCGGGATTGCCCGGCTGGCCAAGAAGGGCGGCTTCGACAACACGGACAAGGCCCTGGCCAGCCTCGCCGAGAAGTTCGCCTCCCTGCCCGACGGGATGAAGAAAACCCGCCTGGCCCAGGAGTACTTCGGCAAGAGCGGAGCCAAGCTGATCCCCTTCCTCAACTCCGGGGCCGCAGGCCTCGCCGAGCTGCGTGAGGAGGCCCGGGGCCTCGGGATCGTCATCAGCGACGATGCGGCCCGTGGCATGGAGGCCTTCAACGACGACCTCTCCCGCCTGCAGTACGCGGGCAAGGGGCTGGTCTACACCCTCGGCCAGGCCCTGATCCCGGAGGTGGCCCTACTGGCCAGGCAGCTGGTCGCCTGGGCCCGGCAGAACAGCCAGCTGCTCCGGCAGAAGGTCGCCGAGTGGGCACACCGGCTGGTCGTCGGCGTGCGGGACCTGGTCCGGTGGGCCCGGGAGCTGCACACCCGGTTTCAGCCGATCGTCGACGGCCTGGGCGGCTGGGAGTCGGCGCTGCGCAAGCTGATCGTGGCCATCATCGCGTTCAAGGCGGTCGGTTTGGCGACGAGCCTCCTCGAGATCGGGAGTGCCGTCGGCAAGGCGGTCATCGCGCTCAAGGGACTCGGCGGCGCATCGGTGGTCAACCCGATCGTCCTCATCGCCATCGCCCTCCTCGGGGCCGCCCTCGCCCTCGACGACATCCAAGGCTACACGCGGGGCAAGGACTCGCTGCTGGGTTCGATGCTCGACAACTGGGATGAGGAGTCGGGCAAGCTCAACTTCATGCGCACGCTGCTGGCCCAGATCCTCGCTGATCTCGGCCTGCTGAGCCGGAAGCACCGGATCGCCTACGGCTTCGACGAGCCGAGCGATTTCGTGAGGAATCTCGGCAACAAGCTGCGGAAGATGATCGACTGGCGGCTGATGCTGATCACCCCGTTGGCGCCGATCCTCTTCGTGATCCATGCCCTTCGGGCAGCCTGGCAGACCTGGGCCGCCGACGTGGGCACTGCGATCACCGGCGCGATCACCACCGCCTGGACGGCCGTGGTCTCCTTCGTCGAGCGGTCGCTCGCGCTGATCCGCGACAAGGCCACTGAGATGGGCCGCAGCGTCATCGGCGGGGCCACCAGCGGGGCGCGGAGCATCCTCCCGACGTGGATCGCCGATCGGGTGCTGCCGGCGGCCGCCAGCCCCTCTGCCTCCCGGTCTTCCTCCCTCAGCCTTACCTCCGGCCCCGTGACCGTCAACGCCTCTACCGGGGCCAGCCCCGCGGAGATCGGTCGGGCGGTCCAGCAGGCCCAGCAGGACGGCCTCCTGCCGATGCTCAGAAACGCCCTGCGGAACCTCGCTCCGGCGGAGGAGTAGCATGGCCACCTCGAGCCAGGAGACGGCGATCCTCCGCGGGCCGGCCTTCACCGCGACCGATGGCCAGCTGATCCTCACGCTCGACGCCAGCTACAGCCAACGGCATGAGTTCGCCGCCGATACGACCGATCACCCGGTGGAGGACGGGGTCGACGTCACCGACCACGTGCGTCGGCTGCCGGTCACCCTCGTCGTCGAGGGGGTGGTCTCCGCCTACCGGATCGGCGATCCCAACGCCGAACTCGGCCGGGAGCTGGACGCCTGGGGTCTGTTGGAGACGATGGTCGGCTCGGTCTTCCAGGTCTCCACGACCCTCCGTTCCTACCCCAGCATGGTCCTTCTGCGGGCGAGCGTGACCCGTGAGGCGGGCCAGGGGGGGGACCTGCTCCCGTCGCTCGAGCTGCGGGAGATCCGCAAGGTGCGGCAGGCGACGGCGACCCTGCCTCCGGAGATCGTGCGGAAGGTGCAGCAGAGGTCCTCGGCGCCGAAGAAGCAGGATCTGGGGAAGCAGCCGACCGACACGCCGGACAGCGCAAAGACCGCTGCGACGAGCCGGACCGTGCTCAAGTATCTGACCGATTTCGCCGGGTCCACGCCATGAACGTCATCCGCTGCCGCCCCGAGCTGCCCGACACGGAGCAGCAGGTGATCCTCGACGAGGTCACCTACCGCCTGCGGCTGACCTGGCGCGGCTATTGCGAGTCCTGGTACCTGGACCTCGCGGCTCAGGACACCACCGCCATCCTGACCGGGGCGCGGCTGGAGGCGGGAGCCAACATGCTGCTGCTGGCGGACAGCGACATGGCCCCCCCCGGGCTGCTGCTGGTCGTGGAGACCGGGGCCATCGGGGACGACAGCAACGACTACGTCCGGCTGGACCTCGGCAACGGGCTGCAGCTGGTCTACGTGCCGGCGGCCGAGGTGCCCTGATGGGCGACCTCTTCGGGCGCGTGGTCCGGGTCGAGGTGGGCCTCGCTGGCCAGCCCGGCCGCGCTTGGGAGGGCCTGCGGGTCGGCTTCAGCGTCAAGCGCGGGGTCGGGCGCACGCCGAACAAGGCGGAGGTCTCGGTCTACAACCTCACCCGGGACAGCTCCCGGGCCTGTCAGGAGGCGGGAGCCATCGTGCGGCTGCTGGCCGGCTACGGTGCCCCCTCCGAGATCTTCACCGGGGCCATCGACCGGGCGGTCAGGAACGAGAGCGGGGTCGACGCCGAGACGAGGATCGAGGCGGCCGACGGCGGGCGCGCCTTCCGCAGCGGGTGGATCTCGAAGACCTTCGCCGCGGGGACGGACACCGACCAGATCCTCCGGGAGCTGGCCGCCGCGGCGGGGGTCTCCCTCGGGCACGTGGGCACCCTGCCGACGGTGCGGGTCACCTCCGGCCTGACGCTCTGCGGGCCCGTCCGGGACTGCCTCGACACCCTCGCCCGCACGGTGGGGGCCGAGTGGAGCCTGCAGGACGGGGAGCTGCAGCTGCTCTCGCCGACCGGCACGACGCCCGAGGACGCGGTGATCCTCAGCCCCGACACCGGGCTGGTCGGGTCACCGGTCCAGACCAAGGAGGGGGTCGAGCTGGTCGCCCTGCTGCAGCCGACGATCCGCCCGGGCCGGCGCTTCCTCCTGCAGTCCCGCGACTTCCGGGGGGTCTACCGGGCGCGCGACGTCGAGCACGTCGGGGATTCTGGCTGGGAGACGGACTTCTACACCCGGATCACCGGCACGCCGGTCTAGGGGGCGACGTGGACGAGGATCGGCCAGCGCTGGAAGACGTGCTGAGCGCGGCCACCCGCGGCGCCCTCGTCGGGGTCCACATCGGGTTCGTCGGCCAGGTCGTGGACTACGACCGGGTGACGCAGACGGCAACGATCCGTCCGGTGGTGAAGGGCAGGAGGAAGACCGAGGAGGGCGGGGTCGAGTTCTACGACCTGCCGGAGCTGGTCAACGTCCCCGTCGAGTTCCCCCAAGGGGGCGGCTGCTCGATCACCTGGCCACTGGCGGCCGGGAATCAGGGGATGGTCCGGGTCGCAGAGCGGTCGCACGACGAGTGGCGCGCTGTCGGGGGCGCCGGTCTGCAGCCGCAGCACTCGCGGCGCTTCGACCTCACCGACGCGACCTTCTACCCCGGGGTGAGGAGCCCGGCCGACCCGCTGACCGAGGTCGACGCCGTGGCCATGGTGATCGCCGGGGCTGAGCTGAGGCTCGGCGACAAGACCGCCAGCGCCTTCGTGGCCCTGGCCTCCCTTGTCAGTGCTCGGCTGGACGCTCTGCAGCAGGCCTTCGACGCCCACATGCACGCCACTGCGGCGCTTGGGCCGCCGGTCGTCCCCACGCCGGTCCCCGGGCTGATCCCGGTGGGCGCTCTGGCCGCGGTCGCAGCGACGAAGGTGAAGGCGATATGACCGTCCGCGACCTCCTGCTCGACAGCGACGGCGACCTCGAGCTGGTCGGCGGCGGTGCGCTGGCCAGCGATGAGGCAGCGATCGGCCAGGAGATCGCGCTGCGGATCCACACCTTCGTCGGGGAGTACTTCCTCGACTCGACCCGCGGGCTGCCCTGGCTCGCCTGGCACCAGCGGAAGTGGTCGCCGGCGGTCGTCCAGGAGGCCCGGATCCTGATCCGCTCCGAGCTGCTCAAGGTGCCGGGGGTGGCCAGCGTCGAGGACCCGGGGGTGACGATCTCCCGGTCCGGGACCGCCGTCACGATCTCGGCCGTGGTGAGGACCGACACCGGGGAGCTGCTCCCCGTCCAGGAGACGGTATGACCCTCCCGTCCACCGGCTACAGCGCGAAGAGACTCGCCGAGTGGCAGACCGATCTCCGGGTCGACTTCCGCGCCAACCTCAACGCGCTCACCGCGGGGCTCGGCGACAGCGTCAACCTCGACGAGGGGAGCGTCCTGGGCAACCTCCTCGACTCCTTCGCCGCGCGGCTCGACGAGATGGCCGAGGCCTCGCAGGACCTCTTCGACTCCTTCGACGAGCGCAACGCAACCGGGGTCTACCTCGAGAACTTGGCCCGCCTGGTCGGGCTCTCCGGACGGATCGCCGCCCGCTACAGCAGCGTGACCCTCACCCTGACCGCCGACGCCGCCTGCACGGTCCCCGCCGGCTCCCTGGTAGCTGACGGCACCGGGCAGCAGTGGGCGACCCTGGTCGACGTAGTCTTTGCCGGTGCGGGGACGGCGCCTGTGCTCGCGCAGCCCGACGCGACCGGGGCCATCCCGGCGACGGCAGCGACCCTCACTACCATCGTGACCCCCGTGGCCCACTGGACCGCGGTCACCAACGCGGCCGACGCCACCCTCGGCCGGGACCGGGAGACGGACGCTGAGCTGCGGAGCCGCCGGCGGCTGAGCCTGCAGATCAGCGGGGCCTCGGCGCCGGACGCGATCCGGGCCCGGGTCCTCGACGTGACCGGGATCGATGCCTGCCGCGTGGTGACCAACCGGACCGACACCGCGGTCATCCTCGGCACGACGACGCAGCTCACCCTGCCGTCGCACTCCTACGGGGTGGTCGTGGCCCCCAACGGGCTGACCGCGGGGGTCAAGGATGACGTGGCCGCGGCGATCTGGGCCTCGGCACCCGCCGGAATCGAGGGGGCTCGCCTCGCTGCCGACGACGCCGGCGCGGGGGGCGGGGTGACCGAGACCGTGGCCGACAACAGCGGGGAGAGCCAGACGGTGAAGTACTCCACCGCGGTCGATCGGACGATCGCCTTCGCCGTGACCGTGGTCGACGGGGACGTGGCTGAGACGGATGCAGCGATCGAGGACGTCTTCGAGGCCTACGTGCTCGGCCTGACGGTCGGGGAGCAGCCGATCGCCCTCCCACTCTATGCCGGCCTGGCAGCGCTCGCGGGGGTAGCCAACGTCACCGCGCTGACGATCACCGGGACGGTCGACGACTTCGAGCAGGCGGTCTGCGGGGTCATCACGATCACCCGCGCCTAGGGGGCCACGATGGGGAGCCACCCCTACCAGGCAGACCACGCGGGCGAGCTCGCCGGCGAGCTGATCGCGTACCTGCGCACCAAGCCCCGGCTGGCCGCCCTCGGCGCTGGCCTGGGCTCGCAGCTGCAGGAGCTCGAGGAGTCGCTGCTCGACCTCCGGGATGAGCGGACCCTCGCCGTCGCGGTGGGCGCGCAGCTGGACCAGTACGGCCGCCTGGTCGGAGAACTGCGGGGGGCCCTGGCCGACGCCGACTTCCGGCGCTTCGTCGAGGCGCGCATCCTCAGCAACACCTGCGAGGGCGAGGCCGACCGGCTGATCCAGGTGCTGCGGATTCTGGCCGGCCCCCTCACCGCCGGGACCGACGTGGCGTACGCGCCGCAGTACCCGGCCGGCTGCCAACTGGCGGTCACCCGCGACACGCCCCTCGCAGCGGCGATGGCCAGCCGGATCGCCGCGCAGATGGTGTCGATCACCCCAGCGGGGGTGGGCCTCGGCTTGATCGAGAGCACCCCCGCTGCCTTCACCCTCGACACCGGGCCGGCTCTCGACGAGGGCGAGCTCTCTCGCCTGATCCCGTGAGGTAGACCATGGCTTCGAACAAGGAATGGGCCACCGCCGCCGACCCTGCCGACGTCGTCGTTCCGACCTCCGGACTGCGCGCTGCGGGGTACGCGTTCAAGGGCAAGCCCTCGCACGAGAACTTCAACTGGTTGCTGCAGCAGTATGGCGCGGGCATCATCCGCCGCTACGCCAGCCTCGAGGCCATGATCGCCAGCGAGGACGACCTGGGCTACGTCCAGCCGGTGGCGGGCGCCGGCGAGGACCGCCCCTTCGGGTACGGGTTCACCGCCCAGGAGGCCGGCACGGTGCGGGTGGCCACCGATGGTGCCTGGCTCTACGCCGTGATCGAGATCGGGGCCAACGCCTACGCCCTCGCCAAGATCGACCGCTCCGCCGGGACCGAGGAAGCCACGAGCGCCGGGACCCGCTACTACCCCGCCATCGCCCTCGGTCGGCACGTCTACCAGGCCGACAGAAACACGGCGATCACGAGAGTCTGGGCCCACGACAGAGAGACCCTGGCCTCCGTCTCCGGCTCCTACTACATCGCCCTCGCCGGCGATGAGGCCGTCACCGACATGGTCTGCGACGGGCGCTACATCTACGTCTGCGCCGGGACCAAGATCTACAAGCTCGACGACAACGGCAGCGCACTGTCGATCGTGACCAGCTACGACAACGGGGTCGCCTTCACCTCGATCGACACGGACGGCTACTCGGTGGTGGCCGGGGGGAACGTCCAGCTCGCCGGCGACAGCAGGCAGATCCGCACCTTCACCAATGGGCTGACCCTGCTCGAAAGCTACTCGCTGGTCGACGCTGCGATCGTGCGCGGCGTCAAGATGTGCGGCCCGGGGCGAATCGCCTACATCAGCGATCCCGATGAGTACTCGCCCGGCAACTTCTACTACGGCGGATTCCTTCGCAATCTCGACGGAGGGATCGGGCTTCTCTGGAACTGGACCCTCAACGCCAGAAGCGCCCTGGCCTGGACCGGAGAGCACGTCGTGTTCGCCGGTTTGGACGGCAAGATCTACTTCGTCCTCGCCGACACCGTCGCCGCGGCCGACCCGACGACCGCGGTGTGTGTCGACCTGGAGTGGGACGGGGGGGCGGCCACCGAGGTCCTGTGGCTCTGCTGCGACGAGGAGACCCTCTTCGTGACGGGCGACGACGACGCGGGTTCGAAGAACCTGAAGAGCGTCCTGCTCCACACCGACCCGCGACTGTTCGCCGCGCTGGCGGACGGGGTGACCCACTACACCGTCACCCACGCCCGGGCGATCCGCTGCCGATGATCGCCCTTCTGTCCCGGCGCTGGGGTGGTCCGCGGGGAGGTCCCGACGGGATGTCCGTCGCCGTCTCGTACCTCGCCTGGACCCTGGCCGAGCTCGGGCACGAGGTGGTCTGCTACCTCGCCACCGGGGAGCCAGTCCCCTGGACGCACGAGCGGGTCGAGTGGCGGCACCGCTCCCCGGCGGACGGGCCTGACGACTGGCAGGCTGACCTCACGATCGCGACCTCGGCGCCGAGCTGGCCGCACCTGACCAGCCTGGCGACGAAGGCGAGGGCCCTCGGCCGGCTGGTCTTCTGGCACCACTACGGTCCGGTGCCCCCCGGGTGCGGAGCGATCCTCGCCCGGGTGGCTCCCTCGCCGGAGCGCGCTCGGGGGTGGAGCCGGGAGCTCGTCCTGCCCCCCGCCAGCTGGGCGCTCTGCGCCGGCGGCGAGCGGACCGGGGCGGAGATCGTGGTTCCGGGAGTGAGCAGGGCGAAGGGTGGGGCCGTGGCCCTGCAGGTGGCCCGGCTGATCCCGGAGCTGCGCTGGACCGTGCTCGCCGGCCGGGCCTCCGAGGCAGAGCTGCAGCCCTGGCGAGAGTTCGGGGCGACGGTGCTGCCCCCCGGGGTCGCCCCCGAGGCCTGGCTCTCCCGGGCCCGGCTGGTCCTGTCGCCGACGAGGGCGGAGACCTACGGGCTGGCCATGGCCGAGGCCGCGGCGCGGGGGATCCCGGTGGTGACCTCGTCGCTCCCGGGCCCCCTCTTCGCACTCGGCGACGCGGCGACCTACCTCCCGACCGACGCCCCGGCTCGGGCCTGGGTGGAGGCGGTGCAGGGCGCGCTCGAGGCGCAGTCCGTCCGGCTGCAGCCGCAGGCCTACCCCGAGGTGGTCGAGCGGGCGCTCTCCCTCGGGACACCCCGGCGTGACGCGCGTCGCGCTCCGGCGGAGGCCGAGTTGCTCCCTCGGCCGGTCGGTCGCCCTCGGGTGCTCTCGGTCCTGATGGCGGTCGGTCCGGTCCACCGCTGGCTCGCCGAGGCGGTCCGGTCCGTGCTCGAGCAGGAGCTCCCGGAGGGCTGGCGGCTCGAGCTGCTGCTCGGGATCGATGGCTGCCCGGAGAGCCTGGCTGAGGCCCGGCGGTGCGCGACCGACCCTCGGGTGGGGATCGTCTCCATGCCGCGGCCGGTCGGGACCTATGCGGTGGCCAACGCCCTGCTCCGCCACGCGGTGGGCGAACTGGTCACCCGATCCGACGCCGACGACGTCCAGCTTTCGGGGCGGCTGGGGGCCCTGGCCTTCCTGATGGCCGCGGACCCCCGGCTCGGGATGGTCAACAGCTACTACTCCGAGGCCGACCCCGAGACCCTGCGGCCGACGAAGACCCGGAACGGCCCGGCGGATGGGGTGTGGCTCTTCCGCCGCGCCCTGCTGCAGCGGCTCGGCGGCTGGCAGCCCTGGCCCTGCGCTGCGGACTCGGAGTTGGTGGGCCGGGCCAAGGCCCTCGGTGCGGGCTGGCAGATCCACCGGGCGCCGCTCTACTTGGCGCGCACCCACGGCGCCCAGCTCACCCGCTCGTCGGCGACTGGCCGCGGCAGCGAGATCCGGGAGGCCCTGGCCGCCTGGATCCTCCGCCGGCGGGAGCAGTACGCCAAAGGGGAGCCGGTCCCCCGCGTCGAGGTGGAGTCTGTCCCCGGCGACATCGAGGGGCCCCTCTGGCGGGATCGGGTGTGGGCCTCGCTGGCTGCCATCCCGGGCCGGCGGGAAATCCTCGGCCGGGTCGTCGAGAGCCTGCTGCCGCAGGTTGACCGGCTCAACGTCTACCTCAACGGCTGGCCGGACGTGCCCGACTGCCTGCTCGGCGACCCCCGGGTCGTGGTCGCCCGCTCGCAGGACCATGGCGACCTGGGCGACGCGGGCAAGATGTTCTGGGTCGACGAGGCGCCCGGCTACCACCTCAGCTGCGATGACGACATCCTCTACCCTCCGGACTACGCGGAGCGGGTCGTCGAGGGGATCCGGTCGAGAGGCGGCCGGGTCGTGGTCGGCTACCACGGGGTGTTGCTCCGGCCTCACGTGGAATCCTATCGCCGGGACCGCAGGGTGTTCCGGTTCGGTTCGGCGCTGGAAGAGGACACGCAGGTCCACCTCCTGGGGACGGGGGTCTCTGGCTGGCACGCCCCGACCGTCCGGGTCAGCAGGGGGAATTTCCGGGTGCCCAACATGGCCGACGTCTGGCTCGCTGCGCTCGGTCAGCAGAAGAGACTCCCCTTCGTTTGCCTCCGCCGCGAGGCCGGATGGCTGCAGGACATCGACTGCTGCTACCTCGACTCGATCTTCAGGCACGGAGAGCAGGGGACCGGGAGCGCAAAGGACAAGGGGCAGATCGAAATTGAGGTGATCCAGAGCCATGAGCCCTGGCAGCTCTGGCCACCAGAGGAAAGCAGATGGATACCACGTACAATGAACTCCGATTCTGGCAGCAGCGCTACGCTTCGGGCCTAGACTCGGGCCCCGGCTCGGGTGGTGCCGAGGCCGCGTGGAAGGTCGAGCAGATCGTCCAGGCCTGCAAGCGCCGGCGGATCGAGTCGATCCTGGACCTCGGCTGCGGGGACGGTCGGGTCGGGCGGGCCGTCGTCGAGCGGATTCCGGGGGCGACCTATCTCGGGATCGACCAGGCCCCCGCCGCCTTGGAGCAGGCCCGCAAGGTGGCGCTCCCCGAGATGGCGTACGGCGAGTTCGACCTCACCGTGGCCGAGCTGCCGCAGGCCGACCTGGTCCTTTGCCTCGACGTGCTCTTCCACCTCTCCTCGGCCGAGCGACACGCCGCGGCGATCGCGAAGGTTGTCGCGGCCTTCAGACGGGTGGCCATCGTCGCCGCGTGGAACCCCGGGATCGTCGATCTCTACCGCGGCGAGTTCGCTCCGCACACCATCTACCGCCCCTTCGCCGTGGCGGACTCGACGGTGCGGGTCGACGAGCTGGCGCTGCCGATGGTCCCCCAGAAGAGCCTCTACGTCCTCACTCGCCCGCGCCGGAGGTAGCCTGATGCCCAGCAGCATCGATCCCAACACCATCGACACGACCCAGCCCCCGGCGGTCACCGCGACCACGGCCGGGGTGCGCGCCGTCTTCGCTGCCATCAAGGCGCTCTTCGTGATCGCCAAGGCGGAGATCAGCGCGATCCAGGCGGCGGCCGTCGCTCTTACGCTGCGGGTCGTCGCCCTTGAGGGCGCCCCCGGCGGCTACACCGTATTCGAGGCGGCGCTCCCGCCGGGGATGAGCATGGGCGAGATCGCTGAGTTGACGATCGACTCCTACCCCCTGGATGAGCGCGACATCCAATTCTCGGCGCTGATCGAGAACGGACTGGCCGAGACCAATCTGTGGGGGTCGGCCTGGTTCAGAGACACCCTCCTCCCCGGAGGCGGCTGCAGCGGGCACCTCGTCGACTGGGGCGGTGCGATGCCGGCGGCCGGGACCACGATCACCAACGACACCGGGACCGGGACGATCACGGGGACCGTCGGGGGCGACGCCACGGCGGCGGACGCGATCGTGTTGGACGCCATCGTCGAGCCCGACCCCGGCGTGGCGAGCGTGTGGCTCCCGTCGTGCGTGGGCCCCGGCGTGATCGTCCAGTGGACCGGCGGGCAGGATCCCCCCGGCGGATGGCGGGCGCGGCGCAAGCCGGGGTCGACGACCGTCTGCGAGTTCAAGTTCGGGGGCGGTGGGGACAGCCCCGCCCTGGCCTGGGCGCAGGTGAGGATTCCTGCGACCTGAACCGTGTTTGTGGCGTGGAGGGCGTGATGATTGACTTGCAGGCAGTGACTCTGGTGACGGTGCTTGGCGGGATGGGCGGACTCTACCTGCTGCAGTTCAAAATCAGCGCCGCCGTCGGGAAGGTCCAGGAGCAGATCAAGGGCCTGACCACCAAAGAGGATTGCAACGACCGGCACATGGACCTGCTGCGTGAGCGGGAGGCCGACACCAGGGACTGCGACACCCGCCACTCGGACCTGCACCGGGAGCGGGAGGCGGACCGGGTCGCCCTGGCGCGCCTCGAGGCAGGCCGGCGCTCCAGCCCCGGGCCCGCGGGGGGTGGGCAGTGACCCCCGCCCTCACCCTCCGCCTGCAGCTCGCCCTCGTCGCCTTGGGCTACCCCCTCCCGCGGTGGGGAGCCGATGGCCACTGGGGGTCGGAGACCTCGGCCGCCCTCGCCGCATGGGAGAGCGACCAGACGCAGACCGTCGCCCTCGAGGGCCTCGCTCTGGTCGAGCTGCTCGAGCGCCAGACGCAGCACCTCACCGCCGCGCTGCCGGGTGATCGGATCCTCGACGTGCGCGATCAGCACGCCGGCCGGGCGCGCAAGGGGCGCAACGTCTGGGCCAAGATCGACACGGTCGTCTTGCACCAGATGGCCTGCGCCGGCCCCGGCCCGTGGACCAGGTGGCGCGACCTGGCGATCCACTTCGCCGCGCTTCGGTCGGGGGTGGCGGCCTGGCTCTACGACTGCGACACCCTGCTCTGGCACGGCCACGGCTGGAACGGCCGCTCGGTCGGGATCGAGGTCGAGGGCTGGTACGCCGGGGTGGCCGGGGATCCGAGCACCCTCTGGACCCCCCGCGGCGCGACGGGGGAGCGGGCCAGGGAGCAGCAGCTCTCCCCCGACCAGGCGGAGGCGGCGAGGCAGGCGATCCGGCTGGCGGTGGCCACGGTGGCCGCTCACGGCGGGGAGGTGCGGTACCTCGCCGCGCACCGGCAGTCCTACGCCGAGAAGCAGAGCGACCCGGGCAGTGCGATCTGGGGGCAGGTCGCCCTCCCCCTGCTCGCCGAGCTCGGCCTCACCACCGCTCCCACCCTGCGCGGCGGCTCCCCGATTCCCGAAGCATGGGATCCCGCCCAGGTCGGGGTTCAGTACTGACGCGATTGCCGTCCGGCACGCCGGCGGAGAGGAGAATCGAGATGCACCGAGGAAGACCCCTGGCCCTGTTCCTGGCCCTGCTGCTGCTGCCCCTGACCGCGCTGGCCCAGCCCGGCCCGGAGGGACCGCCCGTGCCCGACGTCCCCGCAGTGGCCGAGCAGCCGGCCGTCGCTGTGACCGCAGCGGCGACGCTCCCGTCCGCGCCGCCGTCGCCGGTGGTGCTGCCGGTGGCGGTCGTGCCCGTGGCCGACGTGGCCATGCCCCCCGTGGTGATCCCGGCCACCCCACCGCCCGCGCCGGAGCCCTCGATCTGGCAGGGCCTCGGCGGTCAGGTGCTCTCCTACGTCGTCCCCATCGCCGGATCGCTGCTGTCCGTCCTCGGGGCGTGGCTGCTGCTGCTGCTCAAGAAGCGTCTGAACCTGAACATCGACGTGACGCGCGATTCGATGCTGCGGAGCGCGATCCGGGCGGCCATCGCCGGTGCGGAGGAGTGGGCGGCCCGACGGCTCAAGACCGGACAGAAGACCGACAGCCACGCCAAGCTGCAGTGGGTGGTCGACGCGCTGATCGTCCAGTACCCGAAGCTGCTGCCGGACGACCTCAAGCGGACGATCGACGAGGAATTGGGCCTGATGCCCGGCGCCGGAGCCACAGGTGACCGGGCCATCGGCCTCGGCGTGCTCGTCGAGGAGTTCCCCGGCGCGCCGCCGGGCTGACCTCCGCCGGCCTGGCTGCGGCCACGCTGGACCCCGGGCGACTGCGGTTACCCGGTCACCATCCCGGCCCCGTCGCCTTTCGGTGGCGGGGTCGGCCAACTGCTCCAGGTGAACCGATGGCCCTGATCACCCGCCAGCTCTGCCCCGACTTCCCCGGCCACAACGGCCGCCGGCTGGGG